CGAATGTTTTGTGTGATGGGTAGACCACCAATATAAGTTTCTAACAACTTCCCGTTCTCATCAGCAATAACAAGAACAGGAGTGGCAGTTACACCATATGATTTAGCTAGTGCAAGATTCTCTTCAGGAATGGGATCATCACTCACATCTTCAAGATAAATCTCTTCAACGATACTCTCACGAGGATCCTTAAGAGCAGTAATGTATCTCTTTACGAGACCACATGGTCCGCAAGATTCTTTTGTAAACATTAAAAATTTAGTCATTAGTCTCTTTGTCGCCAATCATCAGGTTTATCTTGTTTGAACCAATCTACAATTTCATCTGCACCATCAAACCCCGTTTTGTAATTAGATGGATCAGGGTCTCCTAATCCCATCTTATTCATAAAATCATCTATACTACCTTCTTCAATATCTTGAGCAGCTTGACGACGTGCTTTGTTTAACCAATCTCTAGCAGTTGTATGTCTTTTGGCAAGTTTTTCTGCCCAGATCATGTCTTCTAGTTTTACTTCTTCCTTGTTTGCAATCTTCTTACAGATGAATTCTAATCGGAGCCTGTACTGTGTTGAAAGCATTTTAGTCTCGCAGTTTTTTCTGTAGATCTGTAACTCTAGTGTACTCATCCAAAGCAGTTTCAGATCGAGCACTGAGAATGGTATCAATATCTTCTAAAATAATCTCAGTAGGAGCATAATCGTCAAAATACCGATCAATTGCTTCCTTAAGATACCTTAGTCGATGCCACTCAGGTGAATAAGGTTTGTAATCCATAATAATAGTGTGGTCCATATGGTGACTATAGCAAAATTTCTTTCACTAGTCAACAAGTTTATTTATTTTAACGTTCAATATAACTCAAGGTATGATTGCTTGCCTTAAGTTGGTGAATGATGACATCACAACCTATCTTTGGATTACATTGACCGCATGTAAAAATATCTACCGCTGCTTCTCCCTTCTCAGGCCAGGTATGAATGCTAATGTGACTCTCTGATAAAAGACACACAGCAGTCACACCTTGAGGGTCAAACTTTTTTGAAATGGTTTCTACTATTGTTGCTCCGCTACACTCAGCAGCACTTTCAATTAAATCGCGAAGATAATGTTCGCTATTTAATCTGTCGAAGTTACAACCATAAAGGTTGAGTAGATAATGTTTACCCATTTAAGGGTCTCCCATTCTTATCGACCAGGCCCAGTTTTTTGATGTGGGACAGATTTGATTTTTCAGATTTTTTCTGCTTTTTATATCTCTTAATTATATTATCTATTTCTTTTTTTGAAACTCGGACCTTTAGATTTTTCTCCTCTTCAGTAGAGACAAATCCAATCCCACTTTCTTTTGACTCTTCTTTTGAATCCACATAATCATTGATTGTCTCTTGAATTTCATCTCTAATAAGAGATTCTATTTGTTTTCTAAGATCTTCGTCATTCATTTTCTCTTCTTTTCTTTCTTTGGTTTGATTCCCCAAAGTTTTGGGTTGACTGTACCGTATCCAAAATCAATTTTTTGAACTGCTCCTGGACCATATTTGTCATAGTACATGTCAAATAGTTTAGAGGTTTTTGTGCAGCGAGTCAAGTCAATATACTCTGTCCCGCCGACAACATACCAAACCAGTCTAGCATCATTTGGAAAAGTTTTATCATTAGCTGCTTCAAGAGTAGTCTTCTCAAGAAGAATCTGGCAACTATAATCAGATGGATTTACACTATTGATTTCTGATCCAAACTCTGCCATTTCTTTCTCTTGTTCTACAGCAACAGTCATGAACGACCTCCCCACTGAATATCTGGATATGCTTCTTTAACAACATCAAAACTGATGTTGTATTTAGTTTGTAACTTTTTATCCTTACAAAGGCAAAGGATATCTGCTTCCTCTGGATGAAGAACTTCTAAAATTTGAATAAACATAGTCTCTCTACGAAGAGAAGAAAGACTATCGTTACCACCTTTGACAAAGTTATAGAGTTGTTTATACTCTCTCCTCAAAGAAGTGTGATCAGTTCCGACTGGAACTTCATTCTTTTTATATGGAACCATACCTTCTGGAAGCATGGAGATCACACTTTCATCAAAGTTCCAAATGAAGAGACTCTTCAAAGAATCTGTTTCATACTCCTTCAAGATTTCTGCTTTCTTAGCCTTAGAACGCTGCTTAGACGCAAGGTTAAGAATTTCAACAATAAAAGGATTTGGAGGTAATTTCTGAGGAGAAGTAGTTTTTCTTTTCGCTCTAGTCTTCGTCGTCTTCTTCTGCGGTGTTGATGTCATAGTCATTTTCAAAGCGTACTGCTAAAATTTCGTCCGGAAAAATGTTTCCATTTTCATCGAACATTTCGGGATGTGTGTATGCAAGGTTTGTGGTTTCGTATACTTGTTGTTTTGCTACCCAACCAACAAGTCCGCCTACCAGGAGAAACATTATAGAAAACAAAGCCGAAAAGGTCAGAGTGATTGCAAGCATGATTTTCTCCTCCTGAGATTAACTCTTTCTAATGTCTAGTCCTATTTCAAAGTGAAAGTGTATCTCTCGTTTAAAAAGAGAAATAACTTTACCAAATATAAGATGGAAAGTCTTTGGTTTTTCTCTTTTAGGCCTCCTTTTTCTTAATAAAAGCTCGAAACCTCTATTAACTTGAAGTTCTGCTTTATTTAGATTGTTTTCATACATTATTAAATCACATTATTTTCTCTTAGATATTTCACGGTTTCCATGCAACCTCCAAGTTTTTTGTCTTCTAATGTGACCTGAGGAAATGTAGATCCTTCACCAAAGTGTGAATAAAGTTCTTCTTTGGTGAAGTCTCTTTCCAGTTTATATACAACATGTTGTTGTTCAGATAACTCTAGCACTCTTTTAATCTTAGTGCAATAAGGACAACCGTCCTTTGAATATACAATAAAAGCCATTTTCAATAAACCGTGTTTTTTCTTTTCCCATACGAGAAAAGTTTTTGTTTTGTTTCAAATCCAATCCATTTAATGATTGCTTCTTTTCTATCCTCATCATAAAATTCTTGCTGAGAATACCATTCTAACCAGTTGTGATGACTTTTAGATCTGTTGCATGATTCGCAACAGGCCACTACATTGGTTATGAAGTCACTTCCTCCTTTACATTGAGGAGTAACATGATCGATTGTAATCTTGTGTTCTGATCCGCAATAAGCACACTTATAATCCCATTTATTCTTTATTGACTGCCTCCATAGTCTTCTCGCTTCTGCCGATTGTGATGTCTTAAGGTTGAAGAGATAGTGTCTAGGAGAGGCATAGAGATCCATAAGCGTGTATGAACTAAAAGTATTTAGTTATTTGAATGGTTTTTCACCATGAACCCACTTCACTGCAGAATATCGAACACCAGAAATGACTGGTTTAACTTCATGGCAAATCAAAGAATCAAAGACAACCAATGTACCCTTTTTCTTTGGAGCAACCCAAGGAGCAAGAGATGGTGGAGGATAGATAATCAATTCACCGCCCTCATAATCCTCGGGCCCGGATAGCTGAAGAGAAATACTCAGTTTTCTTGTAAAATCAAGTGTATTCCTAGTCCATCCCCGATCACTGTGTTGCTCATAAAAGTCTCCAGGAAGATATTTTGATATTTGATATGCTTCGACATCAAAATCATGAAGATCATACCTAAAATTCAAACCATTAATGTCATTAATGAATCCATAAAGAAGTGCATTCACCCATTTAAGTTCACTGAACATGATCTTATTTCTTCTGATCTTATGATCAACATTCTTATCAGCTCCGGTCGCTGCTTCTCTGAATTGATCATTCTCAACTTGTGATTTTTTAACTATGTAATCACAAATTTGAGGGGGGACTGCATTCTCAACTGAGAAAATAGGACTAAGAGTATCAGGATTCTCTTGAAGATTATCTACCCAATCATAGATTGATCCCATGGAAGTTTCAGTTCCATTTTTTCCAGGAGCGTTCCAAGGACGAATGTAGGGTTTATCATTCGGCATCTTCTACTTCAGTTTCCTCAAGGATTTCATCAAGTGTTTCTTCTGCTTCTTCTTCAGTGGCAGAAGGTGCATCTTTGACCATGTTAAGAGCTTCGACAGCACCATTGAGTCTTACAAGTTGCTGCGTCTGTCTTGCAATTTCTTCTCTGAGTTTTACGATATTCTCTTCAGTTACTTGAATCTGATTAGTAAAGTCTGCTACCAAAAAATCTTTCGTGTACTGTTCTTCCATTTTTATAATCAATAGTTAATAATGGCATAATTATATATGCTAAGAAAATTATACCATATTG